CCGAATTGCACCCGGAAACGTGGGGGCCCCAGGTCCTATGGGGGCCCTGGTTGGGCAAGATCCAGAAAAGTTGCGAGCTGCGCTGTCTGATCTTCCGTTGGTGGAGCTTCAGTCGCTTGCGGATGCGGTGCGGTTTGACTGGCGGGTGTGGGCCCGGGAGAAGCAGCTCGAGCCGGTTGGGGACTGGCGGTACTGGGTCATTCTGGCTGGGCGCGGGTTCGGTAAGACGCGGACGGGCGCGGAGTGGATCAGGGAGGCTGCCGAGTCTGGAAAGTATCGGTGGCTGAGCATCGTTGGGCCGACCCGTGAGGCGGTCTATAAGATCATGCTCAAGGGGCCCGCCGGGCTGCTCAACATCAGCCCCCCGTGGTTCCGACCGCGCATGATCCCAAGCCGGAACCTGATTGAGTACCCCAATGGCGTGCAGGTTCGGTACTTCTCGGCTGAGCGGCCTGACCGGCTGCGCGGCCCGGAGCACGAGCGTATCTGGGCAGACGAACCGGCTGCATGGCCGAAGCTCGAGGAGTCGCTTACGCACCTCGACATGGGCCTGCGGCTTGGCGATCAGCCACGGATGCTTCTAACGACGACGCCCAGGCCGAGGGCCGGAATCGTGGACTTGGTTCTAGGCCCGAAGGACAGGGACGGGAACCGTGTGCGCCGGTCGGATGTGGTCGTGACGCGGGGCATCTCGGAGGAGAACCGGGACAACCTGGCCGGCGGGTCAATCGAGGCGATGCGGTCGCGGTACGGCAACAGCCGCATGGCCAGGCAGGAGCTTGACGCTGAGCTGCTCGAGAAAACTGGGACCGAGCTTTGGAACGAAGTGCAGCTCCGAGCTTGCCGGGTGGCTGGAATCCCGTGCCAAATCACGCGGCTGGTGGTCGCGGTGGACCCCACAAGATCCGATAGCCCGACCGATGAAGCCGGGATCATCGTGGCTGGGCTTGGCGAAGATGGGGTTTGCTACATCCTCGAGGACTGCTCCCTCCGGGCCTCGCCGCATGGGTGGACCCAGCAGGCCGTGGCTGCCTATAACATGCATCGTGCGGATGCCTTGGTCTACGAGCAGAACAGGCTAGGCAAGACGGCTGAGCTTGTGATGCGGACAACTGATCGGGCGGTGAAGTGGAAGGCCGTCACGGCATCGACCGGCAAGCACACCAGGGCTGAGCCCGTGTCGGCCCTGTACGAGCAGGGCAAGGTCAAGCACGTTGGGCGGTTCGATCTGCTCGAGGACGAGATGTGCACCTGGGACCCGGCTGGGCCTAGCCCTAACCGGATGGATGCCCTTGTGTGGGCAGTGACAGAGCTAATGCTGGGCGAGCAGCGGGCGCCCCTGATCTTGAGGTGAGTTATGGGGCTGCGTGACTGGATCAAGGGTGCGGGCCAGAAGGTGTTCAAGCAGCTCTACATCAGCCCGTCTGGTGAGGCTCCGAAGCGTGGAACCAAGGAGTTTCTTGAGTCCTACCAGGCCAGCCCGTTCGTGCAGGCGTGCGCTGGCAAGGTGGGGCAGTCGGTTGGCGAGACGACCTGGCTCATCAAGGGGCTACAGGACCAGGTGCTCGCGGATCATGTGATGGCGCAGACGCTGCGCCGGCCCAATCCGCACATGACCGGGATGGACATGTTCAAGTTGCTCCAGGCCCAGCTCGACCTCGTGGGCGAGGTGTTCTTGGTCAAGGAGCGGAACGGGCTTGGGGCCCCGGTGGGGCTCTACCCGATCCCGGCGCACTGGGTGGCCGAGACTCCTACCGCCACCGAGCCCTCGTTCCGCCTGTCGTGGAAGTCGCTGAATGAGCGCATCCCTGCGTCCGAGGTGTGGTGGGCGAAGCTTTCGGCGCCGGCTGATCCTTACGGGCGTGGGGCTGGGATTGCCCAGGCTCTGTCGGATGAGGTGGCGACGTTCGAGTACGCCAGCAAGCACGCCGAGGCCCTGTTCATCAATCGCGCCATGCCTGAGGTGGTCATCATGGACCCCGAGGCCAGCGATGACGAGATGGGCCGGCACGAGCAGCACTGGAACAATCGGCTACAGGGATTCTGGCGGGCGTTCCGGCCGTACTTCGCCAACCGTGAGCTTAAGTTCTGGCAGCCCAACCAGCAGAACCTTGACCAGCTCATGTTTGTCCCATTGCAGAAGTGGGAGCGGGACGTGATCTTGCAGACCTGGGGCATCCCGCCTGAGCAGTTCGGCATCGTGGAAAACAGCAACAGGGCGACGGCCGAGGCTAGCGACTGGATCTACGAGAGCCGGGTGGTGCGGCCTCGGCGGACGTGGTGGGCGCAGCAGATGCAGCAGTTCCTTGCGCCGGACTATGACACCAGGTTGAGGGTCGGATACGTTGATACGACACCAGCGGATAAGGAGTATCGGCTGAGCGCCATGAAGGCGGCGCCGCAGGCGATCACGGTTGACGAGTGGCGCGAGGCTGCCGGCCTGCTGAAGCTGGGCGGTGAGCAGGGCAAGGCGCGGCTGGTGCCGCTCAACAGCTACTTGGCTGTGGACCCGCTGGACCCGGCCTCGAGGCCCCAGGCTGCGGCTGGTGGTAGGCCACCGAGCGAGCCGCCGGCTGATCCAGCGGAGCCTGCTGACCAGCCGGGCGGGGGGGCTGCGTGAGGGTCGTTGCGGTCATCCCGGCGCGTGGTGGTAGTAAGCGTGTGCCGCGCAAGAACCTGCACGATGTTGGCCTCAAGCCGCTCCTAGCCTGGAGCATCCTAACGGCTAAAGCGGCCTATCTGGTGGACCGGGTGATTGTGTCCACCGATGACGACGAGATCGCCAAGATGGCCGAACTGTGGGGCGCAGAGGTGCATCGGCGCAAGTCTCCCTCGCTGTCCTGCGACAACGCCAGGATTGAGGCCGTGCTGCGGGCGGTGGGCGAGAGCATTGACTTTGCCTTTGACTACATGGTGACGCTGGAGCCAACTCACGGCCCGCTGCGCGAGGGCCTGGTTGATGACTGCATCAAGCGGGCGGCCGAGCTGTACGCCGACTCGGTGTTTTCCGCCAAGGCCCTGCCGCAGTGCTGGCTGTTCGAGGTGGCGTCTGGCGGGGAGTGGATGGACTCCACCACGTTCCGGCGCGTGGCGCCTCCGTTGCAGTTCCAGCAGGTTGGGCCTCAGTCGATGCTGTACTGGGCTGACGGGCGTGTGGCTGTTTCAAGTGCGGCTCTCGTTCGGAAGGGCATAGACCGTCTTGGCGGGCGAGCGTTCCCGTATGTGGAGCGGCTGTTCTGTACGGATGTGGACGAGCCGGGCGACCTGAAAGACATGGAGGCTCTTATCACCGGACACGAGGTGCTGTCTCGCAGAAACGCGGATGCGGCATGAGCCTGCCGATCCAGCGGCCTGACGTGATCGAGTATCTCAAGCAGGTATCGGGCAAGTACGTCGAGACTCAGACGGCGGCCACTATGGCTATCGAGCTTCACTGGCGCAACGGTGCGTTTGCGCCTGAGGTTTCCGTGCAAGTTCGGCTGCCGCGGTGGAAGCCTACCGACAAGTAGGGGATTGACAACACGTCATACTAGTGCTAGCGTGTGATTGGACGTGGGCGCACTAGCGGGGACCCATGTGAGCCTGCTAGCTGCTGTAGCCTCCCCGGCTACGAGCCGCGTCTGCTAACAGCGCCGGGCGACCAAGAGAGTCCCGGGGCGTAGGTCATGGTTGGCAGACGCTCTCGACCTGTCGAGCTGGAAGAACGCAGCGCAGGCCGGATCTACCCCGGCTGACGCTCGCCTGCTCAAGACCTACGCGCCCGACCTAATCAAGGCCGAGGGCGGCGAGGATTCCCGCCAGCTCACCTTCACTATCTCTACCGGGGCGGTAGACCGCGACCGCGACACCCTGGCCGTCGCTGGCTGGGATGTTCAGGATTACCTGAAGAACCCGGTCCTGCTGTGGGCGCACGACTCTGACGAGCTGCCCATAGGTCGCGCCGTCGCAGTTGTCAAGCGCGGATCGGCCCTTCACGCCACGTTTGAGTTCGCCCCGGCGGATATCCACCCCTTCGCAGATCAGGTCTATCGGCTGCTCAAGGCCGGGTTCCTGAAGGCTGTTTCGGTCGGGTTCATGCCGCTGGAGTGGGCCTATGACGAGGCCCGGGGCGGCTTCAACTTCCTGAAGCAGTCGTTGCTCGAGGTGTCGGTTGTCCCTGTGCCGAGCAACCCCCAGGCGCTGCTCGAGGCGAAGCGGGCCGGCATCGAGACGGGGCTGGTCAAGGCGTGGGCGCAGGAGCTGCTTGATAGCGGCACCGAGCCGCCCCCGGTACCGCAGGAAGCGACCGTTCCCGACCCGGGCACGAACGTTCCCAAGGCTGGCCGGGTGCTGTCTGCGGCCAATCACGAGCGCGTCAAGGCCGCTCACGAAGCCTGCATGAAGGCGTGCTCGCACCTCCAAGAGGTCATGGACGGTGCGGGCATGGACGGCGAGGAGGAGCCCAAGGCGGCCCCTCCCGTGGTTCCGAAGGAAGCCGAGCCGACCCCCCGTCGCATCTCCGTGAAGCGCAGCACCGCTCCTGCCGAATCGACCGAGGAGCGCATCAAGCGAGTCGTTAAGGCCCAGGTGGTAGCCGAGCTCCGGCGCCTTACCGGGCGTTTGGACTGAGGAGGAAGAAATGCCGGATCCGACCCCTGAAGTGGGCCTGACCGACGAGCAGCTTGGTGCCGTGGTTGCCAAGTCCGTCAAGGAGGCTCTGGAGCCCCTGGCTGCTAGCCAGAAGGGCATCAGCGAGACGCTCTCGCGGCTGACGAAGCCCGAGGACAAGCCCGCCGAGTACGACGTCAAGGCGCTCGGCAAGTACCCCTACGGCCGCAAGGCCCGCGCCCTGGCGATGGCTGTGCTCGAGAACGGCACCCACGACCCGGACGCTGCCGCGCACGCGATCAAGCGTTCGTGGGCGTCCAGCATCGCTGAGCCTACGCTGGCCTGGCTGAAGCACGCCAAGTCCCTGACGGTTGGCTCGAGCGCGTCGGCCGGCAACATGATTTTCCCGGCCTACGACCCCGAGTGGATCGAGCTGCTCCGCAACAACACGCTGGTCCGCGCCTACTCCCGCGTCGTCCCGATGCCGAACGGTTCCACGACCCGCCGCAAGCAGACGGGCGCCGGCACCGCGACGTACACGGGTGAGTCGGGCCCGATCACCGACTCGAACCAGACCACCTCGCTCGTAAGCCTCTCGTATAAGAAGCTGACGGCAGCCACCGTGGTTAGCAACGACCTGATCCGCTTTGCCGGTGGCGGTGAGGCTGACCGCTTCGTGCAGGATGATCTGCTCCGCGTCACGGCGCTGCGCGAGGACCGCGCGTTCCTCGTTGGCAACCCGCCGGCCGACGCTGGCTCGCCCCGGGGCATCCGCTACCAGACCCTCGCTGGCAACATCGCCGCGACGGCTGGCACGTCGCTCGCTAACTGGCAGACCGACCTTACGGGGATGATCTCCTCGGTGCAGTCCAAGAACGTCATGGCGAACCCGAGCAATTCGGCGTTCATCATGTCGCCCTCGACGTTCTGGGCGATTTTTGCCCTGACCACCACGACTGGCGATTGGGTCTTCGGCCCCGGCCTGGCGCAGAACCCGCCGCGCATCCTGGGCTTCCCGGTCCTGACCAGCACGCAGCTCGAGGTCAGCAACTCGTTCATCGGTGCCAGCTCGGGCCTGTGCTTCTTCGTGCACTGGCCGAGCATGGAGATTCACGACTCGATGTCGCGGACTGTCGAGGTGTTCCGTGGTGGCGCGTACCGCGATTCGAGCGGCACGATCCAGAGCGGCATCAGCAACGACGAAACCGTCATCACCTGCATCAGCGAGCATGACTTCCTGCAGGTGTACCCGGCGGCGGCGGCCATCCGTACTGGCCTGGCGACCTAGTAGGTCAGGAGGAGAGAGAAAGACATGGGTTCCCCCTCGTCTCTTGGCGACCTCGGTCGCCAGATCAGCCTGGTGCGTGCGTACAGCACCTCCACGGCTCGTTTCTTCGTGCGGACCAGCGACACGGGCACTGTTGCCACGACCGGCGTGGCTGTGGACCTGGCGCAGGCCCTGCACCTCTCGTCCACGGGCGGCAAGCCCCTGGATACGACCGTCCACACGCGGGCCGGTGGCCCGCCTCCGTGGAAGTCGGTCAACGTCAGCATCCCGCTCGAGCTGGTGTTCCACACCTCGGGCCTGAATACCTACGTCACGGTTGCGCACAAGCATCGTTCCGCGACCTCGGGCGCTGGTTCGACGTGGGCCACGATCAAGACCGACGTGTTCCGCTTCAAGGGCGGCACGGATACGGACGTGACGTATCACACGGGCGTCCGCTCCTCGGCCAACCTCCAGGCGGCCTATCGCTACTACAAGGCCAACATCACGTTCGCTTGGAAGAAGGCTTCGAGCACCTCGGCCAAGGACACCACGACCTCTCAGGAACTGGTCAGCAACAGCCCGGTCATGGAGTTCAGCGGTGCCGAGTATCCGCAGGTGACGGTTCCCTACAAGGTGTCTTAGTGCCCGACGGTAGGGGCTTCGACGCTCACGCCCAGCAGCAGGAAACGGTCGCGCCTGCTGCTGGGCGCCGTACCCGCCGCATCGCCATCATCGGGTTCGGCAACACGGCCAAGCAGGCGCCATTCGGTGACGCCTCATGGGAGCTGTGGGGCCTCAACGGGTTTTGGCGTGTGGCGAAGGATCACTTCGGGATGGACGTGCCCGAGGAGCGCTGGTCCTGCTGGCTGGACATGCACGCGGTGGATTACCTGCGTGACTACGGCAAGCGGGCCGGGATCGGTGACTCTCAGGAGAAGTGGCTGGAACAGCACCACCCGTTTCCGGTCTACATGCTCGAGGCCAACCCGGCGTTCCCTTCGGTGCAAGCGTACCCAATCAACGAGTTGATCCAGGGCTTTAACCGAGACTACTTCACGAGCGGCGTGGCTTACGCCCTGGCTCTGGCGCTGGCGACTCCTGACGTTGTAGAGATCGGGCTTTGGGGCATCGACCTCGTACACAAGACCGAGTACCAGCAGCAGCGACCATGCGCTGAGTACTGGATCGGCCGGGCAGAGGAAAGGGGCATCAAGATCACCGTGGCTGATGAGTCTGCGCTTCTGAAACAGCGTCACCGCTACGGCTACAACCAGGCCGATCCGCTGTCGTACGAGATGCGGAATGGTCTGTTGACGCAGGCCGATGGGCTGCACAAGGCCATTGAGGAAAACAAGGCCAAGCTCGAGGCGTTGACGGCGCAGCTTCACACGGACAGCGGGGCGCTTCAGATGGTGAATCAGTTGCTCGAGCGTCTCGACGTGTACGACCGAGGAGGTCGAGTCTAAGCATGATGTCCTACTACTTCGTCAAAAAGCCGCTGTTTGGCATCGCTGCTGGGCGCGTCGAGAGGTTCGGGGACGCGCAGGCTGGGAGGCTGATGATGGACGGGTCGCTGGAGCCCTACGACGCCAAGCGGCACGGGCGGGCTCCGGGTGCTGAGTGCGTGCCGGTGGTGGATGCCGGCAACACGGTGCGACCGATCAAGCACTAGGGGTGAGCGGCAGTGCTAACCGTCTTGACAATCGCGCCGAAGGTCAGGCTTACCACGGTAACCCGTGTGAAGTCGGAGCTTGGGGTCACGTCTACGTCAAGCGATTCGCTCCTACAGGACATCGTAGATAGGGCGTCTGCGGCCGTCGAGTCGTACTGCCATCGTACCTTTGCCCGCGAGGTCGTCTCTGAGACGATGCCAGGGTTTGGCGGGATTCACTTGCAAGTGACCCGCACCCCGCTGATCTCGGTCAGTTCGATAACCCAGAACAGCAACACGGTGGACAGCACCGGCTACAGCATCGCTGACGCTAACAAGGGCTGGATCTACCGGCGCGACGGGTGGGATTGGACGGCCCAGGTTCACGAGGGCTTGCACGCGACGTGGGCTTGGATGGATCACGGCTTCCCATTGGCCCGGACTGAGGAACCGCAGTTCACGGTGGCGTACACGGGCGGCTACATCATGCCAGAGGAGAACGTCACCTCCACAGCGATCAGCGCTGCCTCGGCGGATAACAGCTTCAACTCGACCGGGGCGCTGTTCCCGTCGCTGCTGAAGGCTGGCGACGTGGTGGAGGCGTCCGGGTTCACGGCTGCCGCCAACAACAAGCGGTTCAAGGTCACCGGAACGCCGACCACGAGCAAGGTCATTGTTGATGGGACGCTGACGACTGCGGCCACGGGCACCAGCGTAACGCTCAAGTTCCAGACGCTACCGACAGACGTTGAGAAGGCTGCGATTGAGACGGCCAAGGCTTACTACCTCCAGCGTAAGGATTCTGGCGACTGGATCGAAAAGCAGGTCGGGGCGATGCGGCTGCGGAAGTCTGAAGCGGACGTGTCGCAGCTGCTCGGCCTACCAGCCTCGGCCATTGGCCTGCTGCGTCCGTATGTGAGGCTCGCATGACGCTCGATTCAACGATGCTGACGCTGATGGAGGATACGGTCACGATTGAACCGTTTACCTCCTACAGCAGCAGCCAGGCCCCGAGCTTCGGGAGTGCTGTGTCCTATGCCGCCCAGGTGCTGCCCTGGAGCGAGCGTGGCGTAGACGCTCAGGGCCGGGAGTGGAAGTCGAGCGCGAAGGTCATCATCCCTGAGCGTGTGGCTGTGGACATCCGCAGCCGTCTGACGCTGCCGTCTGGATTCTCTCCCAACCAGCCACCGATTCGGGCGATTCGGCCCATCAAGGGCTTGTCGCTGGATCACACCGAGATCCTGTTCTAGTCATGGCGATTGCTTCCCTCAAGGGCGTCAACACGGCTCGTCAGGGCATCGGCTTCCGCGTCACGGTAGACGACCGGGAGCTATCGCAGCTCCTCGGAAAGTTGGGTCGGGCCGGTAGCGAGGCCGCCAAGGCCGGGATGCTCAAGGTCGCTGACAAGATCGTGGCTCGCGCCAAGACGCTTTCTCCAGTTGACCCCGAGGACGGCGGAGATCTGCGGGACAGCATCCGGCGCACCAGGGGGACGATCAGCAAGAAGAACGGCAATGTTGTGGTGTCGGTCCTGGCCGGCGGCGCGGCCCTGAAGGGCGCCATTGGTGGCCGCAAGTACAACATCTATGCGGTGCTCCAGCACGAGGACTTGACGCTAAAGCATAGCGTTGGGCAGGCCAAGTTCCTTGAGCGGCCATTCTTCGACCTAGCCCCGAGCGCGCCCAGTGCCATTCAGGACGAGCTAGCGAAGGTGATGCGATGAGCAAGCGCAAGGCTGTTGCTACGCCCGTCTCGGCACCCCTGGTGCCGCACATCCAGGCCGTGCGAGTCCGCTTCATCCGCGACGATGCGCCATTCAAGTGCGGTGACCTGAAGGACTGCACCGTGGCCGAGGCTGAGAAGTTCCAGCGGCAGGGCCTGGTCGAGCTTGAGGACTGCGTGTTTGGGGTGGATGACTGATGCCGCTTGGGGCTGATCTCGTGGCCTACCTCGACAGCGCCTCGTCGCTGACGGCCGGGACCGATCTGTTTGAAGGCCCCATGCCTGAGCTGCCCGACGCCTGCGTGGCGATCACGCCCACGGGTGGCGAGGGCGGCGAGTACACGATGGGAGCTAGCCTGTCGAGCCCCGGCCTCGAGATGTCGCGGTTTCAGCTCATGGTGCGGCACGGTACGCAGGCCACCTGTGTCAGCAACGCGAATACCTACCATGCCCTAATAGCGAATCTGGGTCCCACGACCCTGAGCGGGCGGCTGTACCACCACGTCGAGCCTATCGACGGGGAGCCCTACAGCATCGGCCAGGATGAAAACCTGCGATTCCGGTACGTCAGCAACTACCGCGCATGGAAGGCCCGAGGATGAGCCACCAGCACGACGTTCTGCGGGCGCAGCTCTTGGCCTGCCGGGCGGCGATTGACGCCAGCCTGACGGTCCTGGGCGGTGAGAACGCAGACGTAGACGAAGTGGAGATTGAGCTGGGCTGCCCCAAGTGCGGGAACAAGAACGGCGACCGCATCGAGGACACGTCCACGGCGGCGGGGAAGCGGTATACCTGCCTTGAGTGTGGAGCGTCTTGGACGCTGGAGGTGGTAGCCAATGGCTGACCCGGTTCTGCTTTCCAACGCTGCGGTCTGGCTGGGTGGCTACGACCTGAGCGGGAGTCTCAACAACATTGACCTGAAGCTGTCCAAGGCCGAGCTGGCGAATAGTCGCTTCGGGGATCTGGCCGAGACGTTCGACCAGGGCCTCGAGCAGATCAGCCTGAGTGTTAAGGGCTTCCATGATTACGCTGCTCTGGGGACTGATGTGCGGCTTTACCCGCGTATCAAATCTGACAATACGTCATGGCCGATCACGATTGCACCACCATATGCAACCACGGCGGCCCCGGCGGCTGACGGCAACATCGCGTACACCATCGCGGGTAAGCAGTTCTCGCTCGAGGTGAGCGCGGCGCACGGCGAGCTTCTGCCCTACACGCTGACCTCTCGGCTGGCCTCGACCGGCACCGGGGCGGCGGTGTACCGGCAGAAAGTGGTCTTGCCCAAGGCGAGCAGGGCGTCCACCACGACCGGCACGGGCTATCAGCTCGGGGCCGTGACTGCCACGCAGAAGATCGTTGCTGTTCTGCATGCCTTCAGCGTGACGGGCGGCGGAACCTGGACCCTGACGGTCGAGAGTGACGACAACTCCAACTTCACGAGCGCGACCACCAGGGCCACGTTCACGGGCGGTTTCTCAGACGTGTCACGCGCCATCGTTGAGACCAACGGAGCGATTACGGACGACTACTGGCGCGTCGTCCTAACCAAGTCGGGCGGCACGTCGTGTGTGGCTGCCGCGCTGCTGTCTATCGAGCCGCAGTAATGGCACCTCCCTGCACGGTCGTGGAATGTGGGCTGCCGCAGATGTGTCGTGGGTACTGTGCGAAGCACTACCAGCGCTTGCGCGTTTACGGCGATCCGCACCACATCCACAAGGCTGGCGGCAGAGGGAACGTCAAGCCAGAACGCAGGCACTACGTCTACAAGAAGGTGCGGCGTGGCGGCAAATGGGTCAATGACCTAGAGCACCGCGTCGTGATGGAGCAGACGTTGGGGCGTCCGCTTGAGCGTCACGAAAGCGTGCATCACAAGAATGGCGACAAGAAGGACAACCGGCCAGAGAACCTAGAGCTCTGGTCTGGCTGGCAGCCAGCAGGGCAGCGGGTAGCAGACAAGATCGCATGGGCGATTGAGCTGCTTTCGACGTATGGGGTCGGCCGTCACGCCGACGAGGAATTGACTGTTGGGTAGCGGACACCGCTCCCTAATCGCGGAGGTGTGATATCGCGGATCCTGTCCTCTTCAAGGATGCCTACGTTGCGCTCGGGACGGCAACCGGCAGCTACAAGAATCTGAGCGCGTCCGTGAAGTCGGTTGCGTTCCCGCTGTCCAAGGCCGAGCTTGCCAACAGCGTGATGGGCGACGATGCCGAGACGTTTGAGCAGGGCCTTGAGTCGGTGCAGGTCAGCGTGACCTTCCGCCAGGACTTCGGGGCCTCGGGCATCGACACCAGGCTCTATAGCTGGTGGAAGAACGGCACCAAGCTGTACGGTCTGTTCAAGCCCGTTAACGCCTCGACCTCGACCACCAACCCCGAGTTCCGGTTCCGGTGCAAGGTGTTCTCGCACGCTCCGATCTCGGGCTCGCACGGTGAGCTGCTCCAGACCGAGGCCAGCCTGCGCCTGCTGTCGGCAACCTCGACCTCGAGCGCTTACAACGGCATCACCCGCGCCACCTCGAGCTAGGGGCCTGAATGAAGGTCTTTGAAGTAGAGCTTGGTGGAAAGCGGCGCCGGATTCGGTTTACGCCAATGGATGGCTCGAAACTCTGGCGCCGCTTCAATAAGCCGCTTTTAAACCTGCTTATGCATGACTGCATGGCGGTTGGAAGTAATGGCAAGAGTACGGGCGAGTTCAACCCAGACGCACAGCTCGCGTTACTGTCGCTTGGACTTGCTACGGATGAAGAAACGGTGTCGCAGTGGATCTACGAGGCTCAGTGTGGGCATTCTGACGTGACCATCGCGGATTTCATCATGCCTGCCATAAAGGCTGCGTTCTATTCGGGCATCCTTGGCAAGAGCATCGACCTGGACGCCGAAGAGGACAAGTCGGGAAAAGCGCAGAGCCACTCAACGGACCCGTAGAGTGGCCATCCCCAGAGAGCCAACTTCAAAAAGCGATGCAAACTTGCTTGCGAATGGGGCTCAGGTGGGGAGAGTGGGAGCACCTACAGCCAATCGAGATTTGGTTGGCCTGGGAAGCCTCGGAGTGGCGCTGGAATCGTCAGGTGTTGGTGCAGGCGATGTCTGTGGCGTGGCTGCGCGGGATGCTTGACGACAAGGTGGACGCGGAGGCAATCGCCCGGTCTATGGGCTGGAGGCCAGAGGAGTAAATGGCAGGCCGAGGCGAAGTCCGATACAAGCTCGTTGCTGAAGTCGAGCAGTTCAAGTCTGCAATCAAAGAAGTTAAGGATCAGGTTTCCAAGCTTGGCGACGAGCTGGCCGGGAGGCTTGGCCCGGCCGGCAGCGTCTTGCAGGCGATGGGGCCTGCTGGCTTAGCGGCTGCCGCAGGACTCGGCGCGAGCGTTGCTACTGCTGGCGCGTTCGCCAACGAGATGAAGCTGGTTATTGATGCTGCTGGACAGCTCAACGACCTGTCTGCGCGGGTTGGTGTATCTACCCAGGCCCTCCAAGAACTCGCTTACGCCGGTTCACTCGTTGGCGTTAGCCAGGAAGCCATCATCGGGGCGATGGGCAAGGCCCAGGTCGCACTCGCGGACGGCAACGCCAAGACGATTGAGGCGCTAGACAAGCTCGGCCTGTCCCTCACGGCGTTGCAGCAGATGTCACCGGAGGAGCAGTTCCGGTCGCTGGCTGACGCTATCGCCGGGATCAAGAACCCGACCGAGCAGGCGGGCGCTGCAGCGGCAATCTTCGGCAAGTCCTTCCGCGAGGTCATGCCGCTGATCGTCAGTGACTTCCGGGGCGCTGCTGACGAGGCCCACGCATTCGGCCAGGTGATGAGCAGCGACCTGGTTGCTGCCGGTGACCGGGCCGGGGACAACCTCACACGCATGAGCAAGGCGTTTGAGGGGTTCAAGAATGAGCTGGCCGGCACCGTGATTACGATGCCCGAGTTTCAGGATGGACTCGCGGCGATTGTGGACATCATGGGGACGCTGGCGGCGCTGGCCCGTGACAACGCCGAGTATGTGCGAGCCTTCTTCGCCCCTCTGGCTATTGCTGGCGAGGCTGCGAAGCTGGCTGGCGGCAGTTCGGCCAGGGCGGCGGCATTCTCGGCCAGCGGAGCACACAACCAGCAGGTGCTCGAGGGACGCTTCTCCAAGGCGCAGATGTCTGCAATGGCTGAAGCTGACAAGCTCCAGCGTCTCTTTGCTGACGCGCTGAAGGAGGAGGAGAAGCAGCAGAAGGCTGCTGCCAAGGCTGCGTCTGAGCACCAGAAGGAACTTGACAAGCTCAGGGGCACGATCAGGCACACCTACGACGAGCTTGTCAACATGGGGCCGATGGAGGACTACTTCGACCTCCCGGCCAACAACGTTCTGCGCTCTCCTGGCCTTACCGCTGGGATGAAGGAGCTTGTCCCGTTCCGGGTGGACGGCGGCATTGAGATCGACCTAGAGCGCGAGGGCAAGAAGGCAGGCGAGGCCGTCCGTAGCGGCTTCGGTAGCGCCCTCGATTCGCTGCCTGGTGTGATCGTCGGAGCGTTGCAGGGCGGCGGTAATGTGTTCCAGAGCGTTGGGGCCACTCTCTTGGGTGGGCTGTTCTCCAAGGACTCTGAACTGGTCAAGAAGCTGTCTAGCGGCTTGAGCAGCCTGTTGGGAAAGGGCATCGGTAGCGCGCTGGGTTCAATCATCCCCGGCCTGGGGACTGCCTTGGGCGGCTTGGCTGGCGGCCTGCTTGATGGGCTGCTGAAGAACTTCAACGAGAAGAAGGGCAAGATCCTCGGGGCTATCGTTGGCGGCCCGCTGGGCTTCGTGTTCGGCGGGATGCTCGGGAAGCAGGCCGAGCATAAGCGCGTCAACGACATGCGCGACCAGTTCTTTGAGGCGCATGGAGGCTGGCAGGCACTCCAGAAGCAACTGTCTACGCTGTCCAACCAAGACCTCGTTAAGAAGATCTTCGACGCCAAGACCGTCGAGCAGTTCAACCGAGCCGTCAAGGAAGCCGAGGGCCTGTTGGGCTTGCAGTCCGAGGCGCAGCAGAAGCTACAGGAAGCCATCGACAAGTACGGCTTTAGCATTGACGAGCTGGGGCCGAAGTTCCAGCAGCAGAAGTTGGACGAGATGGCGGGTGGTTTGCTTCAGGACTATAAGCTCCTGACGGCCAGCGGCATCGAACAGAATACCGTGCTCGCCAAGATGGGGCCGGCGTTTCAGGACTACGTTAACACCGCCCTGAAGGCCGTGGCTGCGCTTCCCGAGGCAATGCGCCCGATCATTGAGCAACTCATTGCCAGCGGTCAGCTCTTGGACGAGAACGGCAACGCCTTCACCAGCCTGGAGCAGAGTGGAATCAGCTTCACGCAGACGCTCTCAGAGGGCCTGCAAAGCCTGATCTCCAAGATCGACGAGCTTGTGCGAGCGCTGACTGGGGCTGGCAGTGCTGCCGGCCGCATCTCCATCCCGAACGGCGGCAGTCTGGGCAACGGCAAGGGCCTCGAGGAGCAGCCCCGGAGCTTTGTTGGCGGGTCTGGTGGGTTCCAGAACTTCGGGAGTGGCACGCCTGCTGTGCTGCATGGCGTTGAGGCGGTTATCCGCCCTGGCGACCTCCGCTCTATGGGCGGCCCGAACGTGACCTATGCGCCGGTCATCACGGTGTATGGAGCCGGGAACGCTGACGAGATTAGGGACGTAGTGATGACCTCCCTGCGTGACAACGCGGCCGGGATGCGCGATTACGTTGCAACCGTGCGGGGCTAAGTGGGCCTGCTCTCGTCCGCGCTCAAGGCCGAGCTATCGAAGGTAGCGCCTGAGGTCTACTGGATCGCGACCATCGTCACGCCTGGTGGGACTACGGTGAGGCTGTCCAGCGAGCCAGTCTCGAGCACGTCGCTCGGGCACTGCGAACCGTGGGTCAGGCAGTGGGGTCAGCTCGACAGGACGCTCTCTAGCTATCGTGGCGGGCTCCGGGCGGTTACCTTCAGCTTCGACGTAGACGATACGGGCGGCCAGTTCCGCTCGGCCTATGGGCTGACGCTGCGCGGCGGGACGATCACGCTCAAGCTTGTCTCGCCAAATGTCACGGCTGCCGACTACCTCACGGCGTTCTCAGGCAAGATAGATGCTGTCTCGCGCAAGGGTGCGCGGCTGACGATTGACTGCCGCCAAGACGACGACCCGTTGACTGTGCCGCTGTCTAAGGCTGGCATCACACGCTATGCGTTCTCCAACCTACCAGACAGCAGCGACAGCACCAGCAGCGCGGCGCCGTGGATCATCGGCTCTCACGACTCCTCAGTACTCGCCGGGGCCGGGGCTGTCCCATGCCTCTACGTTGACGATGTGGGCTTCAAGTATCTGGTGGGCCTGACCTGGGATCTCAACGTGATGCTGGTCTATAGCGGAGGTACGCTCAAGACCAACCTTACCGACTACACGGTAAGCCAGATCCTCACGGGTGACTTCCGCAAGATTACGGTGGTGGATTTCGTGTCCACGCAGGGGACTAACGATGTCCTCGTGGACGTGGAGAACACGAGCACGTCAGCGACAACCCCGGCCGCTGCGCTGAAAGAGCTGCTGCTTAATCTGGCCTGGAATGATTACCACCAGAGCACGTTCACGCTAGGCTCTGAGCCTCTGTCGGCGGCTAGCTTCACGTCCCTAGATGCCTTCCTGAGCACGTCCCTGGGCCTCGAACGGGCGTACTACCTGACGCCTGAGCGGCAGACTGGTCTGGACATACTCAAGAGCTTCTGCGACAGCTACGAGGTACACGCCTACTGGACGTATGACGGGAAGCTGGCTCTAACGCAGTGGGAACACCGAACCCAGAATGATTCGATCTACTTGGGGCCTGGGGCGCCGTCCTTGTCTACGTCGCTGGTTCTGACCGAGGCAGACCAGCTTAGCGAGCCAGAGATCAGCCAGGATGCAGACTCGGTGCAGAACCGAATCTTGGGCAAGGCGGGCTTGCGGGCGGCTGACGGTAGCTACGTCGCACAGCGGACGGTCATGGTGGACGTGACTGGAGAATCGGAGAAGGGCTCCGAGGTTGCGATGGACTGGCTACCTCCGACGCCTGACTCCATCGGCTCCACGATCTATCTGTACCCGGACGGCGACGACGCGAACACGAACATTACGCAGAGCGGTGCGGCTACGTCGTGGGATTGCTTGGACGATGACCAGAGCCTCCCGGCTGGGGATGGCGGCACGACTCGCGTGCAGTCCACGACGGCTTCCACGATAACCGAGGTGCGCTGCACGCTGACGGCCTGCCCGTCCATCGTCACGATCCAGAGCGTGCAACTGCTCTACACGGCAGACTCCATCGCCGGGACTGGCAGTGACGACACGATCCAGGCTTACCTGCGCATCGGAGGCGTCAACTACAACGGGAACGTTGAGACGGGCATGGGCATCACCTGGCGCCGGATCAATGGCGGCGTCTGGAGCCTCAACCCTGCTACTGGCGTAGCTTGGACGCAGAGCGACCTTAACTCCCTCATGGCTGGTCTGTACTGGGACCCTGGTACCACGGTCGGGAAGAAGATTCGCTACACACAGATGTTCGTCAAGGTGAGCTGCTCGACGGCCACCGGCAGCCCGCCCCCCACGGTCAATGTTCTTTCGCGCCGGGCCAACCGATACCGTCGGGCTCCGATGACGTTTGCTTGCGATGCGCCGCTGAAGTTCATTGACCTTGAGCTTGGGTCGGATCTGCCTGTAGAGCGTCGGGACATGGGCTGGACTGCCGATGTCTGGTCGCGGCGTCTGCATAGGGTTCGTGGCCTGCGAGTCATGCCTGGTCAGAAGCGGGTCCGGCTGGACCTCGAGGACGTGCAGCCGCAGCTCTCAACGTTCTGGTGCTGGGGGCCGTCTCTTGTCGGTGTGGATGGCGGGGCCGTTGGCGGGGACGGCATGGCGCTGCTTACCCACGGCGGAGATGTGACCACCACGAGGGGCAGCGTCAAGAACGTGGACGCCCCGGCCGGGATCGGTGTGCAGTCTGCCGGTCCTGTGGTGCAGATCCAGGCCAATGCTCTCCCCAGCGAGCGGCATGGGATGCTGCTTGAACGGGCCATGACCAACGAGCTGAAACGATCTAGCTTCGTCAGCGGTACGACGGGGCTGACCATCTCGGCTGGATCTGGTTCGGCAGCGGCTGACACGACGCTTGCGGATCAGCTCTTTGCGGATTCGACGGTTACGGCCAACGTGCTTCTGCTGACGGCTGGCAGCCCGCACGCCACGGAAACCCGTGTTACATGGCCGACGTTCACGGTCAACTCGGGAGACAACATTACCGTCAGCATTGACCGCAAGGGCTCCAGCACTACGGCCGGTGATGGGCTTTCGTGGCGCCTTACCAGGGCGTCTGATGGCTACTACTACAACGATTCTGGCTCCGGGGCATGGCAGGTCGGGGCTGCCGACAATGCTCTATCTGAGACGACCTCGTGGGATCGTTCCGTCAGCAATCACTTTGAGCCATACAGCGGCAAGGGCTCTGACACCCTGACATTCTCTGTGTCGCTGCCTTCCGGCGGCACTGCTTCACGGACGGTCCATGTTGGGCACGTCCAGATCGAAAAGAGCCGCTGGGCATCGTCTAGGATCGTGACTGACTCGGCCACGGCCACCCGCAGCGCAGACAACTGGAGCATTGAAAACGACCAGAGCGACGGGAGCACGACCTACTACACGCTCCCGAATACTCGCGGCACCTTCGTCTGCAAGTGGCAGCCACTGTTTACCGAGGCTGACTTGGCGGCCAGCCAGAAGCACTATCTCTATCGCCTGAGCTACGACGCAAGCAACCGTTGGGCTCTCTGGTACGAGCGGGGCGTGGGGCACAAGCTCGAGGTCGTGGCCGGCGGCAGCACCTACACGGCGACCGTAGCCAGCCCGACGGCGACCCGCGGCACCAGCATGGACGTGGCTGTTCGGTGGGGTTCCAGCGTGGCCGAGCTGGATGAGACGGCCGGAACTGCCACGCTGCTTGTGCGTGACTCAAGCGGCACGGTGACGAGCGGAAGCGTGGTGTTTGGCACGGCGCCGACGTTCGCGGCGGCCAAGTCGTTTGAGATCGGCTACGACGCTGGCACGTCTGGCCGTGAGCTTGACGGCTACCTGATCGAAGCGCGCATGTCTCCGTTCGTGTGGTCTGACGATGAGATTTGGGGGCTACTCTCGTGAGCTTTTATGCCCTGTACGGGACCGGCTACAACCAGCTCGCTAGGATGGCAACGGCTGCCACGCCAACGAGTGCGGATTCTCTGTTCCCGATAGCGAATCTCTACAACGGTCAGCCGTGGAAGCCCTTCCGGTTCGGCTCGTCTGCTACCAGTCTCACGATTGACTTCGATCTCAATCAGGTAGTCAACAACGAGTTTGAGACGGCGTTCTCTGGAGGTGTGCCTGGCACTGGCTGGACGGCAGTAATCGGAACCCTCTCTCGTGTCAATACTGCCCCACACTCAGGAACGTACCACCTTGAGGTAGTTAGCGGTGGTGTTGGGTCACACGCTGAGTACACCATCGAAGCCGTTGCGGGCGAGGTTCTGAGCGTCAGTTTCTATGGACGCAACAACGGGGCGGGAACCGCGACGGCTCTTATCTACGACATGGAGTCTGGAACGTACCTTCAGAGTAACGGCACTTGGACAAGTACGGTCACTTCCTTCTACACCAATGCCACGTCGGCCTATACCCAAGGGTCGGCTACTTTTACCGTGCCGTCGTACTCCACGGGAGGCTCTGACCGCTCTACGTTGGTGTTCTGGTTTGGCGTTGGGTACTGGGACAGCTTCATCGTCTATCCGCGAGTCAACTTCGTGAGTATCCACGGCCATAACTTTGCCGGGGCGATAGAGTCGGTTGTCCTCAAGAGCGACAGCACCAGCCCTGGCGCAACGACTCGGGCGACGATGACGCTGGCGCGGCCGACGATGTTCTCAACGTTCGCCAGCGTAGATAACCGCTACTGGCGGCTCCTCCTGGCGAACGGTGCCACCAGCGGATTGAACCAGACCGAGGTGCCGTGGATTGGCGAGCTTGTCCTGGGTCAGTACCAGACGCTTACGCGGCGTCAGAACTTTGGCCAGGAGCTTACGCTAACCCACGCACAGGACCGCGATAGTACCGATCTGGGGCCATTCTCGGCGTATGTGCGGCAGGAGCTTGGCCGGCGCAAGGCGTCCCTCCAGTTCCGGTACAACGATGACACCGACTACGAGCAGGCCAGGGAGATCGTGGAGCGCTCGAAGGGCGGCGCCAATCCGCTGGTGCTGGTGCTCGAGAGCGGAGACGAAACGACGGCCATGCTCGGGCGGCTGGCTCCTGACTGGTCGCACTCGCGCGTTACGAACACGATGCGCGACGCCTCCTGGGAGTTCGAGGAGCTGCCCTTCCCGGTGATCGTGCCTTGACGCTGGACTGCATGGCGTGCGGGGCCTGCTGTGCTGTTGAGCCTGCGGCCTGTACGGAGCAGGAGGCGGCTGGCATCCCGGCTGTGATGGTTGAGGCTGGGCCTCTGGGTCGGTTCGTGCGACAGGAGGCTGGGCGCTGCTCTGCGCTGCTGGGCTACATGGGTGTGTCTGTGGCGTGCGTGATCTACGACAGCAGGCCGAGGTGCTGCCGGGTGTTTGAGCGTGGCAGCGCTGAGTGCCTGGAGGCGAGGAGACGCAAGGGCTTGGAGGCTGCATGAGTCTTGCCGCATATGCCGAGGAGCACCGAGTCAAGCACGGGCCAGCGTGTTCTACCTGTGCGCTGCCGCCTACGATACGCGAGGAGATCCGGGCTTGCAGAACAGCCGACCCGCTCCGCTTCACCTTCACCGTAATTGCGGGCTATCTGAAGCAGCAGGGATACTCGGTGTCTCCGCAGTCCCTAAGCAAGCACTGGCGCGACCATGAGCCAGCTTGAGGACTACGCGAGAGCGGAGGAACTACAGCAGGCGCTGCATAGGGCGCAGCGGGCGCTAGCGGATGAGCGCAGACGCAAGGATGACCTGGCCGCTGCCGTGTATAGAGCGGCGAAGGATGCGGCACTAGGGCAGCCCAAGCCCGACCGCATCACGGCCCCGAAGAAGGGCAAGCCCGGGGATCACTGGGCGCTACTCCACCTCACGGACTGGCAGCTCGGTAAGCGGACGGTTGACTACAATCGCGAGGTCTGCGCCAGGCGTGTCGATCAGGCGGTAGCCACGGCGCTGCGTCTGGTCGAGCTCCAGCGGCACGCCTATGGCGTCCCCAACTGCGCCGTGCTCCTTGGCGGCGACATGGTGGAGGGAGTGTCTATCTTCCCGGGCCAGGCGTGGGAGGTGGATGGGGCGCTGTTCGATCAGCTCTTTGCGGCATCGTCCCTGATAGAGCGTGTGGTGCGGACGCTTCTGGCTGAGTTCCAGCGGGTCGAGGTCTGGTGCGAGTGGGGCAATCACGGGCGGCTGGGCCGAAAGGGGGACATGCCGGCCAGCGACAACAGCGACCGCATGGCCTACCGGATAGCCCAGGAGCGGCTGGCGGGGGAGAAGCGGCTGGCCTGGCACTCGTCGGAGGACTTCTACCAGCTCGGCCAGATCGGAGCCTATCGATTCCTGCTGGTTCACGGCGATGAGGTCAAGGGCTTCGGCGGCCAGATCCCGGCGTTTGGGATCGTCCGCAAGGCGACGAGCTGGCGCAGCGGCGTGCTCGAGGACTTTGCCGACGTGTACATGGGGCACTGGCACCAGCACCAGCAGCTTCCGCTTCCGAACGGCGGGGCGGTCTACATCACTGGCAGCCCCGAGTCGAGTAACACCTACGCCAAGGAGTTTTGCGGTGCCAGCGGGGCGCCGTCGCAGCGGCTGCACTTCGTTGACCCTGAGCGGGGGCGGGTAGTCGCTGAGAGCCGGCTGTGGCTGGACTAGGGCTGTTTTAACCCATGGGCGAAAAAGCTCACGGCGATATTTGCCCCTGCTGCCAGCGCGAGCCCTGCCGCTGCAAGTTTGAGCCGCGCAAGTATGGCCTCTGGTGTGAGCGCTGCCGCTGTTGGTGGCCGCATGGCCTACTGCGCGAGCCAGAGCCCAGGAAGGGCTTGGAAGAAGAGCACTAATCCGCCCCGTAGGGCCGACCTAATCGGGGCAAACAGGGGGTCGTTTTCATGGCTGATGGACGAGCCTTCGTTGCTGCACCTGCTCATGGACTGACGCGGCCGTGCGTGGACCCGGACTGTGGTTGTCGGGCTGTGTCCACGCCGCGTGGACGGGCAACGATCTTGGGCGAGGCGGCCAAGCTGACCTCGGCTGACCGACAGGCGGTGTACGGGCACCCGCGCAACCACTTCGGCTGCACGGCGGCGCTGGTGACTGGCTACCTGAGGCGGCGCGGCTTGCTGGCCCAGGGGGCGGAGTTGGATGGGCACGACTGGGCCTGCCTGATGATGCTGGACAAGGTGAGCCGGTACGCCGGCACCCGTGGGCGAGACAGCCTGGTTGACGTGGCTGGCTACGCTCGGACGGCTGAGATGCTGGACGAGCCGAACCTGTAAGGACTACTTACAAGTTGAGCGGAGGGCGGCGGATCTATCCTTGGCTGGCGGCTATCATGTGGCTGGCTTCGTGCGAGGCCGCCCCGGTCAGCCCGTTCGGCTCGGGCCAGTGGCCGCCGCTTGAGCCTGGGATGTCGGCACCTAGAGCTAAGTGCCGCTGTCTGCCGCCGGTCCCTCCGACTACGGAACGACCAGAGTTGGACTACTGAGCCATCAGGGCAACTGAGTCCACCCAGCCCCCGCCACCCATCAGGCCAGGGCTCGGCCAGATCCGCACCCGGACCCGCCGCTTCGAGACGTTGAAGCAGGTCCGTGCCCACGTCCACCCGGAAGGATGCCCGTACACCAGCACCTCAGCCACCCTTTGCTCGGGCTCGTCCACGGCCATGCCGAACCCTCCACCCTCGGACATCGAGAGGAACCAGGCATACACGCAGTAGCGCCCACCCTTGGACATCCCGCGCACGTCCTGCCAGAGCGATGCTGCGCCGGGCATGGTGCCGGGGACGGTGAGCAGCAGGCCGGCGGCGCCGTCGTGCGCCGTCGAGCTCGGCTCCACTACGCCGGCCCGGTCCTCGAAGTAGCCCCAGCCCTCGAGGCCGTTCTCGAAGCTGGGATTTGTCAGCAGGTTCTGGGCGGCAGCGGGACTCGCCAGCAGGGCCAGCATCAGCAGGATCTTCATGGCTCCCTCCTTACATGAAGATGTTGCATCTAGCCCGATCAGTCAAGAGAGATTTCACTTGACAGCGCGCAGCGACGAGCCTATCTTCAAAACAAGCAGCCCAAGAGGGTTCCGATGTTCATGCATGAATCAGTAGATTCGCAGTGGCCCACGGACCACACCTGGCGTCCGTGCAGGATCTGCTACGGCCCCACGCCCAGGCAGCCACAGGACGGCTGCTGCGACGAGTGCCTGGGGCTGGCCCCGGAAGCCAAGCCCCGGCCCGTGGTTGACCACATCCCGGTGGCTGTCGTGTTCCCGGGCCGGAAGGTTTCGGTGCGGCAGCGTGCGCCGTACACCTACTGGGCCAGGGGTGAGGAGTGGGCCAGCGGCCGAGGCTGCAGCCTGCTCCTGGCCCACGCACACCGTTACGCCCGGATCACGGGCGGGCGCGTGGAGGTTCTGTGATCTCCCGCAAGCGCTGTGAAGCGTTCGGAGGGGCTGTGACGGTGGGTCAGACGATGCCCCTGTACGGCCCACAGACGCGAATCCTGCTGGTCATGGGCACGACTGACGGTACAGGCGGCGTGCTGACCATGACGGCCGAGCAGGCCGAGCACCTGGCCGACACGCTCAACGCCTACGCCCGGGACGCCCGGGAGCGCGAGGCGGCGACGGCCAAGGGCCAGAAGCCCATCGAGGCGACGGCATGAGCACCACATGGGCGGGCAAGACACCGACTCGTGACGAGTGGCGCGACATCCTGGAGAAGCACGCGCGCTGGCTCAGTGACGTTGGCGGCGAGCGCGCGGACCTCCAGTGCGCGTACCTCCGGGGCGCGGACCTCCAGTGCGCGTACCTCCGGGACGCGTACCTCCAGGGCGCGAACCTCCAGGGCGCG